TTGTACGCTATTAAATAGTATATGTCAAGGAAAAAGATTGCATAATAAAAACATAGAGTTAGAGTAATATTTATCGTTTTGTATAAAAAACTTGACACAATGTCCGCTAAATGATAGCAATTCGGTATTGTGGGCGTGTATATCAATAAATTATTGATTATGCGCTGTAAATTATGACTAGCTGCCGGATGGCGGCTATTTTTGTGTCAATTAATCAGTGATGGAGTGTATAACGTTAATGTCTAACAGAATACAAAAACCAGCTAAAACTAAAAAACAGCAATGGTTGGAATCATATCTATCATGCGGCGATCCGTTAAAGTCCGTGGATCTGGCTGGATATAACTATGGAAGCAAAGCGGCTCAGGCAGTAATAGCGTGTAGAAATAAGAAAGAGCTGTCTGCTGAGATACAAGAACATACTTTACAGCAGATAGCGACCATTGGTCCGCAGGCGATTGAATCGCTAACTGACATGATGATTAATAGCACTCAGGACTCTGTCAGAGTAACAGCAGCTAAAGCGCTGGCTAGCTATGCAGGTTTAGATATACAACGCACAGAAGACATAACGCGACAAGATACTAGAACAGATGAACAGCTAATAGACTCAATACTCTCAGATGAATCTATAGTTAATGCACTAAAGGCTAAGTTAGCTAATAAGGCTAAGGTTATAAAGCTAGTTAAGAACGCATAAGCACAGATAGCGTTTAAGCTGTAGAATGATACATATAATCGTAGTTTAGTAGCATATGGGATTAAGGGTAGAGTATAAGTGATAAAGGGCAGAGATAGGTTCAACGTGAATAGCGGGAAGGGAGCATCACCCGGCCCACACCCACACATCAAGCCGTTCTATTCCAAGGCTATTGCACTACATAGGCGGCATAACAGCCACTACATATGGTATGCCCATGCTAATAACCTGCCGTAATCATGTAAGTCATTGATATCATTGATAACAGCATTTTACATAATGGACATTATGCGACGTTCACGGGGTAGGGGGGCGGGGGTAGCGAGTCTTGATCAGGGGGATACCGGTTAGCTCCCCTTCTCACATTTTTCGTTAAAAACCACTATACAGAGAAGAGGTTGTGACTACATGAGTGAGGCCAACGGTGCCAAGCGTGAATTAGAGAGGCGGAAGCGTTATTTTCGGCTAAGGTATTTCGAGCCTTATGATTGGCAGCGGGAGTTTTGCAACGGGTTATCGGCGGGTGGTTTTTGCAAGCAGATAGCATTGATAGCTGCGAACCAGACTGGGAAGACGATGGTAGGTTCTTATGCTGTGACTTATCATGCTACTGGGTTATATCCTGATTGGTGGAAGGGGAGGCGGTTTAGGCAGGCGCCTTTAATATGGGTTGGTGGAAACACAATTCCTAACACCAGGGACTTATTACAGGCGGAGTTATTAGGGGAGCCTGGGGACAAGGATGATTTCGGTTCTGGTTCTATTCCTAAGCATTTAATTGGCAGGCCGACTAAATATCATGGTATTCCGGATGCTTTACAGAGTATTTTAGTTAAGCACACATCTGGTCGGTGGAGTAAGATCATATTCAAGGCTTTCGAGCAGGGGAAGGAGGCATGGATGGGGAAGGGGGTGCATTACATATGGCCTGATGAAGAAGTGCCGTATGATATTTATTCGCAGTGTTTAAGGGCCACTGTAAAGCATGACGGGATTATAGGGATGACGTTCACGCCTGAGAATGGCATGACGCCATTAGTAAGGCAGTTTTTTGAGGAGATTAAACCTGGGCAGTTATTAGTCAGGGCCACATGGGATGATGCTCCGCATTTAAGTATTGAGGCAAGGACACAGAGATTAGCTTCTATGTTGCCTTATGAGAGGGACATGCGTGCTAAGGGTCTTCCTGTTATGGGTAGCGGTCTTATTTTTCCGATTAGTGAAGACAAGATAATGTGTAATCCATTTACTATTCCTGATGAATGGCCTCGCATAGCGGGCATTGATTTCGCAGGTTCAGGCACAGAGGGGCATCCAACTGCTTTAGTTGTTATTGCAACTGACCCGCAGACTGATATTTCATATATATATGACACATACAGGGAGAGCGGCAAGACTATTCCTGAGCATTGGTTATCCATGAAGCGTATTGGTGACGTTCCTATATCATGGCCGCACGATGGTGCTGTACAGGATCGTGGTGGTGGCGGATCGTATTCACAGCAATACAGGGATCAAGGCGCGAATATGTTGGAGCGTTTATTCACTAATCCGCCTATAGACGGTCAGAAAGAGGGAAGTGGTGGCAGGGCTGTCAAACCTGGTTTAACTGCCATGTATGCGGCCATGAAAGAAGGTCAATTCAAGGTATTTTCTAATCAGACTGAATGGTTTGAGGAGTTTCGTAATTATTATATGAAGCCGAACAAGTCTGGCGTTATTGAGATAGTTAAGGAGAAGGATGATTTAATGTCAGCTACAAGATATGCGTTTATGTGCAAGCGACATGCTGCAAACACCACATTTAAATTTGGAGGCTATATGCCTGAGAGTGATTATTATCAGGATTCAGCGGTAGCATATTAATGAAAGAGGAAGAATTATTATCCAAGGTAAAGGAGTTATGGGGTAGTGCCACTTCAGTAGCGACTATGGCTGAAGCTCAATGGGTGAAGAACAAGAAACTAATCCATTCCAAACATCTTACAGCCAGGAAGGTTGGTCAGTCGTCTGTATTTGTTCCTATGATTGAGAAATTCCATTATCGCAAACAGGCGGATCATTTTTTTGCTTTTACAGGGGATAATCCGGTTTCGTTAAAGCAGACTTTAACATCTTCCAAGGAAGGCGCGACCATTATGGAACGCGTTGTTAATTTCTATATAAAGGAAGCTGGCGGGATAGACTGGGACACATCAGTTCTTAACTGTGCTCATAACGCTTTAACTTATAATTTCGCTCCATGGTTTGTAGACTGGGATCGTGACATAGAAGAATTTGATACTGAAGTTGAAGCATTAGATGAGAATGGGAATATCGCAATAAAACAACAGAAAGAGGAAAGGGAAATATATTCATATCCCACCTTAGAAGTTCTTTCTCCTGATGATGCAAGAATTGATCCATCGGTAGGCTGGAATGAAGTTGGTCTTGCGAGGTTCGGGATAATCCGCAGATGGCGAGACAAAGCATTCGCAGAGAAGATGCAACGGAATGGTGATTGGCCTGAGATTGAAGATAGATTCTTTAATAACAAGAAAGACCTAAATAGTATCTTAAAACAGACTGCTTCTGAAGTTATAGCGATTGCTAATAATGCAACTGATGGGTTCATTGAAGTCTGGTATTCTTATTTCTTTAATGATGAGGGGATACCTGTAAGGGCTGTAACCATTGAGGGGATGGAAGTTTTAGAGGGAGAGAAAGAACTTGAGTTTGACACTTCAGATAAGGACGGTTCCGATCCATGGCCATTTGGTGTTGGATGTATTTACGCTGAACCCCATCAGTTATATTCAAGGGCAATGCCTGAGAAGTTGCAGGAATTACAGATAGAACGGAACGCAAGGCGAAACCAACGCGCTGATAATATAGCTCTTTCATTAAATCCTGAAAAGTTCATGTCAAGGAATGCAGGTATAGACCCTGCCGTATTATCCAGATCAATGTCTGGGAAGGTTAATGTTGTAGCTAACAAAGAATCCGTATGGTGGGATAGGCCGCCTGATGTTACAGCGAGTTCATATCAGGAAGAGAATGTAATCACATCAGATGCAGAACAATTAGTATCTGAATCAGCACAGAGGGCTGGCGGGTCAAGTCAGAGGAAAGAAACGGCAACTGTAGCTAAGATTCAAGCCGCCAATACGAATACATCCGTTTCGTTGGATACGAATGTTTTTGGGATTACATTTCCCAATCGCGCAGTTCAGAAGATTATACGGATGATACGACAGGCGGCCTCTCCAGAGTTATTCTTTGCTGCGGCTGAAGATTCAATGGTAAGTGTTGCAGACCCTTATACAGAGGCTTTAACTGGCACGTTTAATATATCTGTAGGTAATGGAGTGCAACAGACGGTAAGAGATATAGCTATTTCGCAGGCTAGTAATACCGCTGCTATTATCCAGTCGGTTTATGGACAAAACGCTAATTTCTTTCCGATTATATCGCCTATGTTAGAAGCTCTAGGGTTAAATCCTTCAGATATTATTCAAGATCCTACAGCTGATCAACAGAATCGACAGATTGGGCAGGATGCAGGTGGCGTTGGCGGGCAGAACCAGATACCAGTCCAGCAGAACGCAGCTGTCCAGGGTGGTGCTTTGGCATCTAATACAAACACTCAAAATAAATGAGACCGCCTAGCCTTGTATATAAAAAGAATATAGCCACTCTTGTTGGTGATAAGGCATACCTTGCAGGCGTCAGGAAAGATATAGCCAAAGGAAACGCTGTTAAACAGGGGATGGAAGGTGTTTTTGGGGCTTTATTGATGACAACTATAGAGAATCTTGAAAGAGAACTCTATATGAAGTCAATCAACACCGCAGCATGGAGAATCATGCAACAAATACGAATTAGGGCTGAATTGTCAGCCGTCCAGTTCTTAAAGACAAGTCTTTTATCTCATGTAGAGAATGCAGAGGCTTTATTTAAGGAAATGCAACGATTAGAAGAAGAATAAATCAGTTTTAAAGGAGGGCTGCCTTTGGGTAGCTCTTTTTCGTACAGGGACTGCGTTAAAGCCCTAAATTCGATGGTTGGTTATCGTAAAAACCGCATTCGCGTTTGCCCGCGTTAAAAGGAGAATAATAATGGCTTCAACAGCAGAACTTTTGAGAGACAAACTTGGTATAGAATCCCCCTTCTCTGATGAATCTAAAGAGGAACCTATTGAGGAAGAAACTTCCGAATCAATTTCAGAGGAACCTCAAGAGGAAGATTCAGAGGAAGATTCAGAAGAAATCTCGGAAGAGGAAGAATCTGAAGACGAATCTGAGGAAGAACCTGAAAAGGATTCGGAGATTGATTCAGAAAAGGTCACCAAGGAAAACAGCAATCTCAAAATGGCGCTTAAAGAAGAACGTGGTTTAAGACAAACTGCACAGACTGAGATTGAATCATTAACTAATAATGCGAACGAATCTAACAATTTGTCGCAATTATTGCAGGAAGAAATTGATTCAATTAAACAACAGGCGAAAGAACAGGATATTGAAGATTTATTTGATTTCAAATCCAAGATTGACCCTGAAGTATTACAGTTACGTGCAGAAAAAGCACAAATCGAAGCGCAGAAACAGGCAGATCATGCAAGGTCAGATTTTGATACAGGTATGGTAAGTGAAGCTAAATCAACTATATCCAACTTCAATAATATTGATCTTACTAATAATGAACATGGACTCGCATTACAGTCAATGGTTTATTCAAATCATCTTGTTCTAGGCATGGAATTGAAAGATGCCGTTAAATCTGCAATGGGCACGCTTGATACAATGCTTACCACGAATCTCAAGAAGAGAACGCCTCCTGTGAAGCCTAAACGAAAATTAAAGGCTGTATCAAAAACCGCGTCATCTGCAAAAAAGGATTTATCTCCAATAGAAAGAATCCGAATTGCAAGAGAGGCAGCGGAAAAATAAAGGAGAAATATTATGGCAATCTTGGATTCATATACGCAGGGCGGTAATCGAGAAGATTTGATTGATCTCGTAACCACTGTTGCGCGTAAAGAAACGCCTCTGTTGTCGTCTATGGACGTAACACGGGCAAAAGGCACTCTGCATGAGTTTACGACTGATACATATCGTTCGCCGGCAGATAATGCACATATTGAAGGTGCTGCCGCATCTGCTGCTTCTGCCACTACGCGAGTTAAACTGAATAATTATACGCAGATTGTTCAGGAAGTTGCGAGTGTATCTGACACACAGGAGATTGTTGATAAGGCTGGTGTCGTATCTGAAATGGATTATCAGATTCTTAAAAAGACCGGAGAACTTGCGCGAGATATGGAACGCGTCTGTTTTGAAGGGACTAAGAATGCTGGTGCGTCCGCTTCGAAGGCGAGACGTGCGGGTGGCTTGCATTATTGGGCTACCACGAATCGCACTTCAATGGCAACTTCTGTTGTAAGCGGGACTTGTACTGGTAATGGCACGACCCTTGTGGTTAATGTTGCTGCCGGTCATGGGTCTGCTGCCAATGACATTATTCTGTTGACTGGTGGAACTGGCCAGGGTCAGGCGCGGAAGATTATCTCTGTGTCTACTAATGCCTTGACTGTAGGCGTATCAGGCCAGACGACTGAATTGGCTCCTGTCACTTCAGCCTCTGTTGCTACTGATAACACCACGACCTACACCATCTACAAGACTCCGAAGGCGCTTACCTTTGCAGTGATTAACGCGGCTCTTGCGACCTCGTTCAATGCTGGTGGTACGCCTAATGAGATCCTTGTTGACTCCACTCAGAAGCAGGCTATTTCAGGGTTCTTGACTGCAAATAGGCGCGGTACTCAGTCAGATAAGAAGTTCACTGAAGCTGTTGATGTACTTGATACGGATTTCGGTACGATTTCCGTTAAGTATGCAAATCAGGCTCCAGTCTCTTCTGTATCTATTGTCGAGAGTGGTAAGTGGCGTCTAGCTAATCTACGAGCGATTAAACCCGTTCCGTTGGCTAAGGTTGGTTCGTCAACTGAAAAGATGATCGAAGCTGAATTTACCATTGAAGCACTTGGTGAAAACGCTAATGCGATGATCTTTGGCGCACTATAAAATAAGAGGGGGGGCTTCGGCTCCCCTTTTTTCTTTAAGGAGATAGCATGCTCGTAAAACAGAATCTTATAGTATCTCCAGACGGGAATTATCTATTGCATTGGACTAGAGATACACAGAAAGTTGTTGATGATGTTGGACAAATGAAAAAGTCTAATAAAGGTTGGCAGTATGACAGATCGGCTAAAGTAATTATGAGCGTACCTGTAGATGAATATTATGGATGGGAAAAGAAACTTGGGCATGGTTGTTGGCAGGATAAAGAGTTTCAAAAGTTTTATAAGGCTCACAGGCCAGAGTTTGTAATATGAGTGATACATTATTGAATCTCGTAAATCGTGTTATTAGAACAACAGGCGATTCGAAAGAGATATCCACGGTTACAGGTTCACTTATAGGGGAACGGATAACGGACTTTCTTAATCAAACTCTGGGCGATGTAGAACAAGTTGCGAATTGGCCTAGATTAAGGGTTAATGCACAGGGTATAGGCGATGGTGCTGATGATATATTCGAATTTACAGGATCGGATAATGTAAGGGAAGATGGCCCGGTAGACGTATGGATGCCTAACATTTCTCCATTGGAAGAATTAACCGCTGCACAATTTGATAAACAACTCGCAATGAATAATTCAGGGACTCCACTATGGTTTCAACGAGGGGTTGCTTCTAGTGGTCTTGTCCAAATCCAGATAAATCCTACTCCCGCAAATGGTGATACGATAAATATGAGTGCGTATAAACGGGCTACAAGATTTAGTTCTATAGTGGATACTGGGACTACTGAATTTGATGACGATATCCTAATCTATGGCGCGTTAATGCACATGGACGCATACGATGGGCTAAGTAGAGGGTATGCTGCATTATTTAAGAATCATCTTGAAAATAAAGTATTGTCAGTATATTCGAACAGGATTATCACTGTTCATGTAGATTCTTATCGGTGAGCATTAAAATAGAGAGGGTTTCCCCTCCGCAGAAAGGATTGAATACAATAATTCCAATCCGTGAAATGGGTAAAGAGTTTGCAGTTCAACTGGAGAATGTATGGTTCGATCAGGCTGGGGCATTAAACAGGAGGCCGGGACAGGTAACAGTTGATGGAGCCGCATCAGGCGGCAATACAAAGTCACTATGGGAGCATCTTGCGCTTTCTTCAGCCTCAACGCTTTTTAAGTGGGCAGATAATGGGACTATTTATTCATTATCAGGAACTACATGGTCAAGTTCTTTAACTGGAATATTTAACTCAAGACCTCGCACTGCACAGATTTCAGGGCAGACGATGGCTGGCGATGGGATAGCAACAAGATTCTATAACGGGTCATGGAATACAGTTACAGGCGCTAACCCAATGAATATCTTCACAACATATAACGGTCGTATGTATGGGGCTGGAGACCCTTCACAATCAATGACAGTATATTTTTCAGACACTATAGGGGGGACAGGTGTTGGAGTTGCTAACTGGACTACTACCGGGCCTGGAGGTGTTGTCGATGTAAGTGGAGCGATAGGAACGGGAGAGATAATTACAGGTCTTACCACGTTTCAGGGGATGTTAGTTGTATTTATGAATAACGCTATCGCGTTTTATTCAGGTAGTGATCCAGCAACGCCTTCAACTTTCTCAGTTAAGAAAGTAATAAGGGGGATCGGATGTGTTTCACATGATACAATTCAAGGTATTGGTAATGACGTTATATTCCTATCTCAATTCGGGTTTAAGAAATTAAGAGAAGTCCTTGTGCAGGGGGATGCCGCTGCCGAAGATACTTCAATCCCTATTAACAACTTTATCACATCTGAAATGAGGTCTGGTAATGCTGTAACGACTGATTTCAGATCTGCATTCTCAGCTAAGTTTGGTGTTTATCTATGCAGATTTGGTAATAGAACAGTTGTGTATCATGTTCTATTTGATTCATGGGTATATTGGTTTGGGCTTGAACCTATATATTTACAATCAGATAACGGAACTCTTTACCTTGAAGATACAAGACTGCATAAACTTGATGACACTAGTTTTTCAGACGCTATAAATGGTGGAACCCCAGTTGCAATCCCTGTTGTATGGCAATTAGCTCCGTTTAGAACAAAGTCTAAAGAAATTAGAGCTAGATGGAACAGGGCTGAACTTATTTATGAAGGCGAAGATGGCGATACAGTAACAATGGAAATATGGCCTGATCTTGACGATACTCAGATTGATAATTTTGTTATTACTCTGAATCCTTCCATATTAACTACAACATCCGTAGATATGATATGGAGTGAAATTGCCTCTACTGACCCAAGAAGATTCTGGGGGACTGCGACTACAGGCCCGGCATGGACTGGCAGTGCCACTTTATTCATTGGCGATGAAAGAATCCCAATAAGGGGTTTCTCTGAATTGCTAAGCGTCAGGTTAACTAATCCAAATATATCGCAGTTTAGGATTTCAGCATTTGAAATTTATTTTAATGAAGGAGGCATACGGTGAGTAATTATGCGAAGAGCCAAAATTTCACTGCATTAAGAGGGACAACTCCTGCCGACCCTGCAATATTCGATACTGAGTTTGCTCTTGTTGCCACTGCTTCTGCCACAAAGATGAATAATACAGGGGGGACGTTTTCAGGAGCAATCAATGTTCCGGCAGGGGCAACGGGAACACAGGCTCCACAATCAGGCGAAATGACAACTGCTATCGCATTAAAGATGGATATTGCAGGAGGGACTTTTACAGGAGCTGTGTCAGTACCATCTGGCGGTAGTGGTGCGAATGTTATTACATCTGATGAGATAAACTCTTTGATTACTGCATCAAGCACAGGGTTAAGTCTTGCTGGTGGTACGATGACAGGGGATATCAATGCCATTGCAGGGTCTCCAACTGGAGAGACAACTGCTGTATTACGAGCTCAAGATGTAAAACATTATTCCTTCACTCCCGGAACCAAGATGGCTTTCTTTCAGGCTTCCGCCCCTACCGGATGGACACAGGATGCTACGCAGAATGATAAATTATTAAGAGTGGTAAGTAGTTCCGGAGGTGGGACAGGCGGCACATGGAATAATTCAACTGGTCTTACAGCTACAGGATCAGCACATACTCATGGGCCTGGCACATTATCAGGCGTTGCAAATAGCGCCGCATTTGCTGGCTCTCCTGTTTCAGGAGGTGGCTTTGGCGGTGTAACTCCTGCAATTACTGTTACAGTTAATGGCGGCGTTACAGCATCGGCCACATCTTCTATCGCTATGGGTTCAAGTTCTTCATGGCGGCCTTCTTACATTGATATGATTATATGCACAAAGAATTAAAGAAATGCCCGTTTAATCGGAAACAATGTATGCAATCAGAGTGCCAACTTTGGGAGCATATACGGGGGACTCATCCACAGACTGGCGAGCATATAGATCAGGAAGGTTGCACGCTTACTTTGCAGACTATTTTAATGATAGAAACAGCAAGCGTATCGAGAAGCGTTGCCGCAGCAATAGAGTCTACAAGGAATGAATTTGTTAAAGCTGTCGAACACAGACGGGCTATAGGAGAATAGGCATGGTCAATACGCAAGGAATAGGTAAGGGATTAGGAACGGCAGCAGGAACAGCGGCTTTTGGCCCTATAGGGGGAGTATTAGGTGGTCTTGCAGGGGGAGTATTAGGGGGATTGTTTGGCGGGAAAAAGAAAACCATCCCTTTGATCCAACCTAGCGTCATTAAAGCGTTCAAAGGCCCGCTCGGCACATCTACGTCATCCGGATTTAACTTCTCACAAGACCCCACAAGGCAGGGAGCTATAAACTCTGCAAACCAGGGACTCCAAAATTCTATTAACGCATTTAACCCTTCAAATATAAGCCAAACTCCATTTTCACAACAGTCTACTAATATTGCAGGACAGGGATTAAACAATTCTTTACAGGCTTTAGGAAATAGATCACAGATCAATTCTTCACAAGTTAATCCTAATATTGCGAACTCGAATGTTAATTCAATCCTAAATAATGGGCTTGCTATTGATCCTGCTCGCTTAAACTCATTCAGAGACGCTTTTATTCAAGCAAGGTCTCCTACCCTTGAGAATGCTTTAACTAACCAGCAAAACGCGATTAATGCTTCTCAGGGCGCTAAGGGGACAACAGGATCAAGTGGTAGCCTATTGCAGAACCAATTATTCCAACAGTCTGCGAATAGACAGAGAAACGCGCTTCAGAATCAGGGGATTGTAGGTGCGGAGAATCTTGCTAATCAAGCATTGAATCAGGATTTATCCAGATTGGGTGCGTTCCAGAACATAGGGCAGCAAGGATTCAATAATCAATTAGCTGCGAATAATCAGAATTTTGGGCAGAATCTTGCTTCTGCAGGATTCCAGAATGGAATTACACAACAGGATTTTGCTAATAAGAATTTATTGAATAATCAGGCGTTCGGTAGAAACCTTGCAGGGTTAAATACGTTTGCTGGATTAAGCCAGAGTGATATAGCCAATAAAATTGCTGCACAACAGGCCACTAATCAGGGGTTATTTAATTCACAAAGAAACCAGATTAATATTTCGAATGCTATTAATGCCGCGAATGCCGGTAATTTTAATCAGAACGCGCAGTCTTCTCAGCAGAACATGGGCAATATTTTCGGAGGAATAGGCGCGGGGGTTAATTTCGGGAAAGATATAGGCAGTGTTTTCAGTGGATTTCTTGGACAGTAAGGAGTAAACATGCCAATAAATAACCCCTCATCTGCATTCCAAGACCCTAATATATTTCAACAACAGAACGTTCCAATAATATCTCCTCCTGATTTCAGTGCTATCCAGAATGCGAATCTCGGCGTTACAGCGCAGCCTAATGTTGGGTTGGCCCAGTTAGGGGCTGGAGCTAATGTGAATCCAACAACTAATCCGTTTGGATTTCTTAGTAATGTATTCGCTGGGGACTTGGCGCAGAGACAGGCGCAACAGGCAGCACAGAGCCAGGCACAATCTAAGGCTGTTATTGCTGCACAGACCTTAAAACAGCTGGGCTTTGAGAATAAGATTAAATCAGGGAATCTTGCTATCAAACAACGTAAAGTTGACGCTGAAACTAGAAAGAAAACAAAGATTAGAGAGGCTAAGATTAAAGCATTTTCGGCACAAGCAAAGAAATTAGGAGTTGACATAACTAATGTTGATATAGCTTCTTCTGTTGATGCTGGATTCAAAGCAAGTGATTTTAAGAAAGGCAAATCTACTCCAGTAAAATTATTTAAATCAACTGAGGCTGATCCTAATAATCCAGGCTCTATAGTTGATGTGTTCAGAGATTCAAAAGGAAAAGAACAATTCAGGAGTGGATCAAGACCTGCATCTAAAGGTCAAACCATACAAGTGAATACTGGCGAGATAACAAAAGCTACAAGAAATACTATAGAAAAGAATAGAGCATTGAATAGAAAGTCATTATTTACATTAGGGGCCATTGAGAAGACATTAAATAATGTCCCTGATAAATTATTTACAATTCCTGGGAGACTCATTTCTGCTGGACAAGATTTAGGAAGCAAGGTTGGTTTTGATAATAGAACTCAAAAAGATAAATCAGATAGAATAAAGTTGCAGAGATTCCAAGTCGCTGGTCTAAATCTCGTCAATGACATACGGAAGCAGGTTACTGGAGCACAAGCATCATTTATTGAATTGCAGACATTTATCTTACCACAGGTAATTGACGCTCAAGGAACCTTTAGTTTCGATTCAAAACTTGACGCTAAAGCAAAATTAGGGTTCCTTAAACAATTCCTTTTATCTAATGAGAAAAGGCTTGCAAAGATTGAAAAAGATGGATTCAATATCATATCAAATCAAGGGGATAGTAATTTTATTGGATTTAATCCTGAAACAAAAGAAACAGTTGATTTAACAGAACGTTATCCATTATCTATGTTCGGGATTAGTGAAGATAATAACAAATCACAATCTGTAACTGTAACAATCGGGGATAGAACATTCTCATTCCCTAATCAGGATGCCGCAAATAAATTCAAACAATCAGCGGGAATAAAATAATGCCTGATTTATCTGCATTAGCAAGCCAGTTTGGCGGCGTAGAACAATCAAAACTTGATACTCTCGCATCTCAATTTGGTGGACAATCTATTGATAATGCTACGTCTGCTAATCAGCAGCAAAATCTTACTTCTGAACAACTTGCAACAACAAATCAATCAACAATATCCACGCCAAGAGACCCGAATGCGCCTACGCTAGGAGGTTTTGCAGGGGATGTTGGTAAAACAGCCCTTGGCGTCTCCGCCGGGATGGGTAAAGGCTTAATTGATCTTGGGTCTGGAGTCACATCGGGCCTTGGATTCCTACCTAACCCAGTATCCACATTTCTTGATGAGCAATCAAGAAAAATTGATGTTGGCTCTGCAATGCTTGGAATCCCTAAAGGCGCAGTTACAACCGGAGAGGTTGCATCACTTGCGTTGCCTGTTGGCGGCGTAATAGGAGGCACATTGTCTCTATTGGGGAAGACACCATTACTTGCTGGCAGGGCAGGTAAGATTTCACGCGCTGTAAGAACAACTTTGGAAGCTGCTGCTAAAGACCCGGTAAAGGCTGTTGTTGCTGAGGCTGTCGTTACTGCTGGTGGTGCAGGGGCAGGAGAAGCGACAAGACAAACAACTGGCAGTAAAATATTAGGACTATTAGCAGAATTTGGCACAGGTTCAATCCTTGGGACAAAAGCAGCTAAACTTGCTTATGGGTTAAGCGTAGCAAAAGAAGACGGAGTTTCTTCTGTGCTTGCAGAGAGATTAAGGAGAAGTCCTGAATTGTTAGCACAGGCAGAACAGAATGCTTCTATTATGTCAAAAGAGGGTTTGAAGATAAGGTTTGATACTATTACTAAAGACCCTTCAGTTATTGCCACAATGTCAGAACTTAGGAAAAATGGGGCACAAGAGACAAGGAATAGGCTTGCCTCTTTTGCTGATACGCAAATAGAAGCACTTGATGCAACTTCAGAATTACTTCAGAGAGAAACAATAACTCCTGATGAAGCTGGTTCAATTATAGATAGTATGAAATCTAAGGTTCAATTAAAACTCGACGAGACCATATCAAGTCTTGATTCAATAACTGATGCAAACACTCGTGAAACTGTTGGCAGAAATATGTTCGATACTCTTGCAAAGATAAAAGATGCAGGGGAGAACGAAGCAATTAGATTATATAAACTGAATGCAGGTGACACAAAACTGCCTGAAGAAGCGCGTGTTATCATTCAAGACGCACTTGATAAAGCTAATAAAATATTCACAAAGAAAAAAAATAAGAGTTTTGTTATTGGACAAATTGAACCTGCCCTGAAAGCAGTACGGAATGAAATACTCCCAAGAGGTATTGTAAAATCCAATATACTTGATATAAGAGGAAATCCTATTGCAAAAGAAATAAGCGATGGATCAATATCAGCGAAAGGATTAAATGAAATCCGTGGAACCATACTTGGTATGGCAAGAACTTTATCAAAATCTCCTGATGGAAGGAAATCCGCAGCGCGATTGTTTGAATTAAATGACGGATTAACCAAGGCTCTTGATCTTGTGCCATCTGAGAACTTGAAGGCAGCGAATAAACTATGGAAAACAATCAGAACAACATTTGACAGGAGTGATATATCTTTCTTCTTTAAAGAGAACTCAGACGGGCTTATAAATGCGCCTGAAACGTTTGTAGAGAAGTTTCTTACAGGCTCACGTTCTACGAAAGCCACACAAGATTTGATAGATTTTTCAAAGACAGATATTGCGAAGAGTCAGGGATTGAGTTTCGCAAGGATACAACAATTTGCAAGGCAGGGATTTCTCGCAGATATAAGGGCGACAACTCCTGATGCGTCACTATTGACTCCAGTCAAGATTGGTAGTTATGTTGCAAAAAATAGAGAGATATTGACTAAATTTGGGCTGATTGATGAGTTTAGTAATTTTGGGGTTATTGCTAAACAGGCAAGAGGATTAAAGCTATCAATAGGACAAATGGATAGACTCACATTAAATAAATTTAACCTTAGTGAGGATCAACGGACGCTTAGAAATTCATTAAATACAGGGGCGTATAAGAAACAATTATCAGAACTGCCATCAAATGTCAGGCCTGCATTTAAGAGAACATTATTAAATGCCGCAATAAGGCAATCCGATGGAACCCTATTGCCTCCGAATAAGATTGTTCAGGCCCTTTCCAGTCATAAGGATTTAGTCGCTGATAATAAACATCTAATGAGACTATCTCGTATCGCCAATATAATGTCTGTGCCACAACCTGGCAGAACGTTTGATGACTTAATAAAGTTTTTCAAAAGAGTTGATCTCGGAGAAAAGATCAAATCTGTTACAATGGAAAGAATCACAAGGCCATTACTAAAAATTGCTCGCATTGGAACAAACACACAGGCTTTCTTTGGGAATGTGAAGGCGCAGGATAGGATGATTGATTATTTCTTTACTGAAAAAGGGTCAAGAGTGATCCTTAATCTTGCATCTAAAAATAGGCAATCAAAGGCATTCATAAGAGCGTTGGCCCTAGTCAGAACATCCTCAACACAGAAAGGAGTTCAATAATGGCAATTACTTTAACTCCTGTATCAACCAGCGCAGCTATAACGAATAATGTTGACCATATAAGCCGCACTGCAGGCACAGGAGCAGCAGGGACAACTGATACATATACAATGTGGGCTGATGCTGCAGCTACGATAAGTCTTGG